GTCTTATGCAGCTTGTTGCTTACGGTGCTCAGGACATATATCTTACTGGTTCACCTTCAATTACTTTTTGGCGCATTGTCTATAGACGCCACACATCCTTTGCCCAGGAACTCATTAGTCAGGTCTTTAACGGCACCGTCGGCTGGGGTCGTCGCGTGTCCGCCACAGTATCTCGTAATGGTGACTTAGTGTACACTGGTTACTTGGAGATTGTGTTGAAGCGCAAGGTCGCCAATGACGTCGATTCCAGCCCCTACTTCCCCGCAGAGGCCGCTATCGAGTCTACTGAGCTTGAACTTGGCGGGCAGCGCATTGATTTAATCACCTCCGATTTCTACCGCTTCTACAACGAACTCTTCCGCAAGGATGCCGAGAAGGATGCCTATCATCGCTTGACCAACTTCGATGACAACACCCTCGACGGCGTTACCAAGCGCTTCTATCTTCCTTTGATCTTCTACTGGAATCGCAACCCTGGCCTTGCCATTCCTTTGATCGCGTTGCAGTATCACGAATTGAAGCTTCACATTCAATTCGCCCAGGCCACCACCCTCGCACGCATCGGTATCGACACCTCCGTCGACCTTCAGTGCGAGCTTTGGCTCACCTATATTTATTTAGACGCAGATGAGCGCCGCCGTTGGAAAATTTTAGATTGTGCAAGACGGCAAAAGCAGCCTGCCCATTATGGCGCGTGGGGACACAAACAGTTTGCTGCTAGTGGTCGCCTCAAAAACGACTGCGACACCTTTGATTTGCTGGAAACTCCCAAAGCATACGACTACGCTGCCCGGCGGGGAAACCCCCGGTGTCAAGGGCGTGGTAATGCTCGCCTGACCGTGACAACGTCGTATGTACGGGATGATCAGCAGCGGAAGACCTACACCCGCTATGGCAGGGCACGGTCTTTCGTTCAGAGACTACGAAAAGGTGGGTCCTTCGTGACGGTCTAGCCAACCGGAAAGGGCCTAAGGTATAGTCCGTGTGATCTTCAAAGAGATCACGACATCGTTGCCCAGTCATCTCACGAATATTTGATCAGCCAGGTGCAAACCAGCACAGAGAGCGTGTCTCCCGACGCTTCTGCGAAGAAGACGTTCAACTTGAGAATGAATCTGAATCATCCCTGCAAATACGTCGCATGGGGTGCCAAGGGTTCTTTCCATGGCAAGTTCCACACCGGCACTGACTTGGCCGCCACCTCTGACGCTTACGCACCTCTCTACGACGCCAAGATTACCCTCAATGGTCAGGATCGTTTCCAAACCAAGAAGGGTTCTTGGTTCAATGCCGTGGCATCCTACGAGACCGCTGGCTCCAAGCCCACCGCCGGTCTCTACATTTACCCCTTCGCTCTCCGCAGTGCTGAGCACCAACCTTCTGGTCAACGCAAGGGCCAGAGTGGGACGAGGCAATGCGTCCCGCTAGTGGGCGACGACGATGATGATGTCGTCGTCCGCAATGCACCTTGTTGCGTGAACCCCTTCCTTTCTTCCTTGAATTCTCCCGAAGAAAAGCCCGTGTCACTACCACTGCCCCTCCGAAAGAAGGGCGCAGGATCTGTGGTAACGCCACATCCCGATGGTAACAACGTGACGCGGTCATGGGCGATGCGCAGGGCAGTTCCTACGTGCGTTTTTTGGCAGCACACGGAACGCCTTCAGAGACTGCACCGGTGCAGTGCGATGATGACGACCCCCAGCCAGGTCCGAGTCGCATCAAGATACAGTCCGCCAGACGCAGATGATAAATGCGTCGTCATACATAACAGGCGACTTGCAATTTCTCCAGGATTGACAACAGCACATTGATCCTGACCTTCAAGGCCGCTTCCGCTGGTACGGCCGTCGGCAACGTCACCACCGAGGATGTCACTTTGGGATCAGCTACAGAGCTTAGTAACTTAATCATTTGGGCTGAGAACTACAATGTATTGCGCATCATGTCCGGCATGGGCGGCTTAGCCTATTCCAACTAGTGTGTTACAAAAATACAAAACAAAAACAAACGACAACATCAACATCAAACATTTTCGGACGTATTCGCACACTCGAAAATGTGGTGGTTTTGAATTTGAACTTCACGCTTTCTTTTTATCGGAGATAAAAGGCCCAAAGTGTTTTGCACACCGCGTAAAATAAATTAAAATCATGGGTTACACCGCGGAAGATAGAAAGCAAGAGAAAGCTTCGGACAAGTTGCGCGAGCGGGTGGTGGAGCAGCGCAGGAAAAGGAAGAGCGCATGCAAGGATTCGATGGAAGCCTATACCCGCAAAGCCAGAGAAATCCTCTCTGAAAATATTTCTGTCACCCCTCCGGTGAAGGACGTAGCAGGGAAAGCGCGTGCGTTCATGGAGGCGTTCGAAGCAGTGTTTCATGCGCATCGCCAACTCTTTGACGATGCTTTGGACAATGGATGCGAGCCTTCTAACGATCGGTATGACAGCCAGACCAGGCAATGGGTCCGCGAGGCCGTTCCCAAAGCGTGGGAGGACGCTCAGAAAGCATTAGCAACATTCCTCAAGGAAGAATCCGGTCTTGGTCTTTTGGTCAAACCTCGGGTGACATACCGTGTTTCAGGCGTGATCACCATCCGGGTCGATGTTCGCCACGGGCCCCAGCCCCCGTTTTGGCATGCTGAATATTCCAAGACCTCTCGAGAGCTGAAGCAGCAATGTGTCATCTACCCTCATGACATTGACGCTGCATCCTACCGCGTGGATGATGATGCGTACACGACCAACGAACTGACGGGAAAGCGCCGCAAAACCTTCTC